AATACATGAACAGATTTTCTTGTTTCTGGATTAAATCTTTTTACTCGTGTTAAATCTTTAGGTTGGTATTTTTTACCTTCGTATTCATAGTGATCTAAAACTTTTTTAGGCTTAGGGGTATACCCTTTAACCTTACTTGGTTTAATTAATTTTTTAAATACAGGAACGGCAGCTTTTAAAACCATTAGTCCCTCAAGTATTCTTCAATTGCTTTGTTAAAACTATCAGGTTGTTTTTTAAATTGTTTTGCGCTAATGTTTAAAAGTTTTGGTCCGTATTTTATAATACCGGCTGTTGATGCAATATCTAATGGTATTTCTGCCATGTCTGATAAATCATAATAAGCTTGAGGAAATATTGTTTCATATTCAAAACGTGGTCTGCCTTGACTTGCGTCATATTCAGTTTTGTAATTTTCATTTAAACTTCTAAGCCCACCTTCCTCAGAAAAAATTTGATCATTCATATTAATGCCAAATCTATTCATCATTTGATCGTTTACAGATTTTTGAAAAAAAGGTTGAAAATTTTGATTAAAAAAATTATTTACTTTATTTTGAAATATTTGATCTATTTGATCATCGTATTTTTCTGGATTAGTATTTCTATTTGTTTTTATCCACTCTTCGTAAGGTAATTCTGCATAAGATTCATTTGCTAAGTTGCTATAAACGTCATCTGTTAACATATCATTTGCATATTTGCCTGCCTGCATAGAAGCGTTTTGTTGCATGCTGTCCATTAAATAACTGTCTTCTGCAGCAAGAGGATTATCCTCGATAAAACTAGGAGAACCTAAAATACCAGTAATACCAGCATCCATTGCATACCGTCCATACGGTGTCATAAACTCAGGAAAATCAACGCCGGGTATTAAAGTATAACTATCTGATTCCGGATTGTAATTCATCCCTTTTTCATATTGCGCTTCACCAAAAGGATTATAAAAATCTATGTTACCTAATCGCTCAAACATGCCTTTGCCTAAGCCCCCGTAAAATTGAGCTAAATCGTAACCAGTGTTAGCTATAAACCTACCTTGATCTTTGTAAAAATCTGGATTAGTAAAAATTTCAGATTTAGTATCGCCGTAAGTTCCGTAAGTTTGTGCAAGAGATTCTCTGTCAGGACCACCTAAAAAATCATATAAAAATTCTAATCCTTCTGCTTCCCTTTCATATAAATCTCCATAACTAGAGGGATTTAAAAGTCTTGTGTATGTTTCAGGATCTTTAAGACTTTCTATGGTAGAACCATAGACTCTTTCAAAAAAACCCTTTTCTTCTTCCGTGTCCATTAGTAATATACTCTCCCTCCAACCTTAACGGTCTCCTCTTCTTCATAGTCATCTTTTAACCCAACATAGTAACCTTGTCTATATTTCATTAAAGCTTGCGTGGTTGAATCCACGTAGTCGTCATTGTCACCGAAAGGAAAAGCTGCGCACTCTTCTATTACTTCCTCGGCGAACTTTTTATTGGGCGCCCATATAGCTCCTGATTCAAACAGGGGAGCTACGCTGTTTACCCTAGAGTGTTTATCATTTCCTCTTGAGGGTGTATAATTTATAACAGGTATTCCTGCCTTTTGCAACTCATGAGTTAATGGTAGGCCAGAAGCCTTGGCTTCTATCAAAACTGTCTCTGGTTCCCAGTATTTATATTCTTCTTGTGCGATTGCTTTTAGTTCCGGAAAGTTCCATCGTCCTTTCTTCGCATCCAGTAGTATCAATGCCTGTGGGCCACCGTCCTCGGGCTCAAATACACCCCAAGTGGTTATTGCACTGTAGTCAGCAGTTTCTTTTTTACTAAATGCTGTATCGTAACTTTGTATAATATATTTTAATTGTGGTATCTCTTCTTTCTCCCAAGTTTGCCACCATTCACGTTTTATAAGTGCACCTTCCTCAGATGTAGGTGACTGCATCCACTGTGCTTGCCATTTTGACTCTGGTATTGATGCTTTAACACCTTCTAAACCTTTCAAAGTCCAAAAATTACCCCACATAGGTTTTTCATTGATGATTGCAGGAAACTCGACAACTTCCCATTGATCAGAAGCCTCATCTTTACCCTGGGCCTCGAGCAGCCGTCCAGTGAGATCTTTTATTGACCATCTTGTCATTACGACCACGATAGAACCACCAGGTTGTAGACGTTGCCGCGGTCCTGATGTATACCATTCGTAGTGTGAATCTAAAACGGCTGGCGAGAGTGCATCCTGCTCAGAATGAGGATCGTCAATAATAAGTAAATCGGCACCACGACCAGTAATAGCACCCCCAACACCAGCAGCAAAATACTCACCGCCATGATTTGACTCCCAACGTCCAGCAGCTTTCGAGTCAGCTGCGAGTCTAACTGTGGGAAATACTTTTTCATATTCAGATGACTCTATCACGTTTTTGGCTTTACGTCCAAAGCGTATGGCTAGTTCACCAGTGTGTGTTGTTTGAATGAGCTTGGCCTTTGGGTGACGGCCCATGTAAAAAGCAGGAAATAAATTAGATGCAAACTCCGATTTTGTGTGTCTAGGAGGCATATTGACAATTAATCGCTTCAATTCGCCGTTTGCAATACGATTTAGCTTGTCTGCATAGATCTTATGGTGCTTTCCTTCGATAAAATCAGGCCAAACCGTCTTTACAAACGATATAAAGTCCTTTTGTGCCTTCTCTTGCTTGTCTAAGAGCGCATTTTTGAGAATATACTTTAAAGTTTGAGTATCTAGGGTCTCTAAATTACTCATTTTTGCTCTTTTAAGTCGTAAAAGTACCTCTCATCGTCGCCTGCAGTCCATTTTGACTTGTTTTCTACTGAATAGTACTCTGTAGATACCTTAAAATCAGGTTGTTTTGTTTCTGATGGTGTCAAAGACTTGTCGTAATAGATAATTCTGTTGTTTGGTTGTGCTGCGTAGTGGCCATTATCAAGTTCTAGTATATTAAATGACTTGTGCTCCTCTGGAACTTCAGAATAACTTGTGTTTAGTGTGTTGTGGTCTGAATGGCAGTTGTCAATGGTAAACAAATATTCTCCGTGATGCCATTTTTTAGATGGAGATAGGTATTTACAACGTACACCGGCAAGCGATTGTTTTTCTATAACTGTAATATGATAACTGAACGCGTCCCACAGTTCTAATTCTTCTAATGCGAAATCAACTTTAACGTCAGGATCACTAACAAAAGCACTGATAGGCAACTTATCATATAAAGCACCATATTGCGGCAGATACGTTTCAAAGTAGAGCGCTCGGCCTTGGATAGATTTACAGCTAATCCAAACACCTTCTACGTATTCTCCATGTCCTTTTTGATGATCATATAAATATTGTTTTTTTACAAACACCTTTACAGGTGGTAAGTTCGCTACCAAATAAGCCATATTAAAATGTTTTAATTTTTTTAAAATTTTTTATAACGTTTTTTCTAGTCATTGTCACTCTCAATCTTGCAACCGCAACTACTCTAGGGGTGTCAAGCACAAAAGGGGGGGTTGGGGGTCAAGTTAAGACCCGGGCACGAGTTATCCACAGGTTATCCACAGGCTGTGGGCAGGGCATAGATAGAGCTAGGCAACCAAGCCCCAAAAAAAACTAGGGCAAGTAGTGTGGCTGTCTTACCCTAGTCGAGAATTAGCTAGTGACTAACCAGCTAAACCTAATCGTTGTAATAAGTAGCCTACATCTTTTTGTAGGTGTCTTATTAAGTCCATTGAATCAACGTTGCCATTGTTCTTGTTCTCACTAACCCATTCAACTGTGCTATTCATAAGCACACCAGATATAAGTTTCCAATCTAAGCTAGACTTAGAAGGAACAGATGAGATGATTGATTCCAAGTCGCCAACACTTGCGTTGTCTTTGGCATACTCAATTACCTCAGTAAGTACAGGTGTAATGTCAACATTGTTAATAGTAGTAACAGGAACTAATGAGTCCATTGTTTGTTCTTCGTTTTTGTTAGTCATTTCTAATTCTCCTTGTTTAACTAATTGATAATATAAAGCTATATAGTACAAACCACATGATTGATACTAGTATTGTTAATGTAATTAAATTCATTGTGGATAACTTTCTCCTTTCTATGAATCACATATACTTGAACAATATGATATGAATAAGGCGAAGTGTCGAATAACTCCGTGTGCTTCGCCTATCGAGTATAATCTAATGTTCCAATGTTTCGAACTATACTCTGGTTACAACCTAAATAACTTATACCACATCACGAGGAGTTTGCCAATGGAGTTTGGAAAATACCTGTGGATAACACCATTCTTATACTGCACGACCCCTGTCCAATGATGACGATTGTGAAAGACTGAAGTTCCCCGGCGCGCCCGGTGTACGAAGCCCAGAGGGCCAAGCCCCAACGGAGGGGATTGGTGCTTCTCTGGAGTTTCTGGAGTTTGGATCCAGGCAGCAGGTGCAGCGTCAGGTTTTTGCCTGGCAGCAGGAGCTGCAGCATCCTGATTCCCGGGCAGCAGGTAGCTGCCGTTCAATAGATTATTATGTACCACAATAAAAGGCAGAAAACCGCCAATTTTACAGGTACGAGTAGCATTAGTCAGTCCATATTTACCTCTCTTTCTCATTCTGCCATCATAGTAACGTATGTACTGCTGGTTGTCAACAGCTCAGATGGAACTTTTTTTTGGCGGAAAACAGCCATTTTATATTTGCAGAAACCACTCAGCTCCCGCGGGCGCCCGGGCGGGCGAGAACCCATTTCCAAAAATGGCAGAAACGTGGGGTTTTTACTATGGGAGTTTGGGAGTTTGCCTCAGCGTTCGCGCAGCGGGCCGGTGATCAACTTGTCAAGTGCTAGTTATCCACAGGGTGTGAATAACTATGGGAGTTTGGGAGTTTGTGAGCGTCTACCAGCTGCCTCAGCGCAGCGGGCGCCCGGCCCACAGAGCCTGACCATAGCGCTTTGACCTTGGACGTGTCTTTTTGTCGGAGTTTGGGAGTTTGTGAGCCATGAAAAACGTTTACCGTGCGTGCGTCTGGGTCGTATACCAAGATAAATGCGAGTGCACCTTGGCCTGCAAACTTCATATGCCAAGCATTTTGTAGTGGTGATATTAGTACCGTTTCGGTACCTTTCTTGCTACGTTTCAACACCTTCAATTCTAACGTTACGAATCCTGTGTCTTTGTGAAAAGCAACGCAATCAGGGAATCCTGGCGTAGCGTAGGACTCAATACGGGATACAAGGAAGTTACCATCTTCTAAACATGTCTTTAAATTCTTCCAGAAATTTGTTTCCGGTTTTGCGGTCATACTTTTTCTTGCTCTTCGTTACTCTCTGATGATACTTCTGTGATGTCTTTAATTCTTTCGCCACTGGATTTCTCTTCGACTGATAAGACTGTGTTGGCACCTTCTTTCTTGAACTCACCTGTTAAACCTAACTCCTTTAGTTGTTTCAAAACATCCTCTCTCGACATATCATCAATTGATCCTGTTCTTATTTCTTTTCTCTCTACATACAATCCTGCAGCTTGTCCACGCAATCTCTCTGCATTAATGGCAGCACTATGTGATTTGTCTTGTAATGCTTTCTCACGTAGCCTAGCTAATTCTGTGACGTGCTGTTTCATTTCTACCTTGTGTGTTTCAAACAACTCATTTCTTTTTTTGTTCACCATTTGTACCACTTTAGGATATTTCTTAACATTCAGTAATTCTGATGCTGTTGTTGCTGCACGTTCAGGTTTATATCCAGCTTGTCTTGCACATTCTGTTGGTGTCAATCTACCACCCTCTTTTACGTATATCTCTACAAATATACGCTGTCTATCTGTCAATCCATCTTCACCCTTTGGGTATTTCAATGCCATGTCTCTGGTATTGGCAATGGTATTACGGACCACCTTCTTTTCAATCTCTTCTAACTTGTTGTTATATATGTCTTTTTCACTCATTTTATCTCCAAAATACTGTTTTTTCGTCCTTTACCCATGAACTCGTAATACCTTCGTAATACCTGGTATCCCTTATCCCATATAGAGAATTGGGAAAAGGTATTACGGTATTGGCAAATCCCGGTAAATAAAAAAATAAAAAAACTTTTTAGCATCCTGCGCACAATACAATACTTTCTATAATACTACGATGCTACGTTTAGAATACGGGATATCGTCAATGTATCCGCGCTTTTTTAGCGATTGTACATATGCATGCACATTACTCTTAGACTTCATGTTTGTCATCTGTTTTATCTCCTCATACGATGGTGAGTAGCCATTTGCCTTAATAAAAGCCTTAATTTTAGCCAAAAACTTCATCTGTTTAGGTGTCAAACCTTTTTTGTTACTGCCAATACCTTTGCCAATACTCATCTTTTCTCCTCTAATCCTTTTGCATTTGGGTTACTCCAGTAATCTTTTCTTACTGTGCTTAACATTTCTTGTTCTCCCCACTCATCTATTGCTTCTTTTGTAATAGATCTCTCTAATGTTTTTTGTATTTCTTTCTCTTCTTCTGTAAGTTCTATTCTTTTTGGTCCTTTTTTACGCACATATGTGTTTATACGTGCCCATGTAATAATGTAATCAGAAGCTTTTGGTCTTATGTAACCTCTATTTGGATCCATACCAGGATATTCTGGACTGGGTCTAGTATCAAAATTATTAGCTATATACTCTAATACCTTATCATCGCTATCAAATTGTTTTACAATCTTCTCTACTATTACTTTGTCTTTCCATAAATTAATTTCGTACGTCTGCATGTGTCACCTGTAAATATTCTATTTTTGTTATCCATCCTTTTGGTAATGCTATTGCACCCCCACCATGATTGTCATCCCGGTCCAAGCACCACGATCGCATAATCACTATCTTCTCATCATTATTCACCACCATCCAGCCAACTTCCTGGCAAGTCGCTAACGGTGCTGCTATGATATCTTTAACGTCTATCCAACCAGTTTCTGTATCACGGGCATCACGCCACGTCACACGCACCATTGGAACATTGTTGATGTCCATTAAGATACTTTAACTATCTTTTCTATCCACTCACGTATCATAGGTTTACTATTATACATGGGTCTTTTTACATCCTCACGTTGACCACTACCATCTTTACTAACAAAAGACAATGTTCTGATCATTGCATCTTCTTCATTCTTCGCACGAATCATGTAACTAAATGTAATCTCACGTTTCGTAACTATCTGATATGTATGCTTTTCTTCACCTTTCTCTACATTAAAAGCCTTCATACCACCTATCTCTGTGCCCTCAACAGGCTGTGTAAACGTCACTGTAGGATCAGTAGGATTAATATATGAATCTGATAATGCATCTTCTGTTCTTTGTTGTCGTATCTTTTGCCTTTCTCTTTGTATGTGTTCCCATTCTTGTGGACGTTCTTTTATTATAGAATCACGTTTTGCTGCGTGTGCTTTTTCTTCTGGTGTATTTAGTTTCTTTTTCATTTAAAATCCTGGGTATTCTGGACAAACCTCCGAATCACTCATTGATTCGTAGTAATTCATAGCTGCATGCGCAAGACACATTTCAATTTCGTCCTCTTCAAACATAGAACTATAAAACTTATCTTGTGCACGTTTTAATTCTTCTCGCACGTTTACTTCTTTTACTACTGGGCTCATATTCCTACCATGTATGCAAATATCTTATAGATCCATATCAATAGATAAAATGCTATATAAAACTTTATAGGTATAAGAAAAAACCAAAACAATGTCCAAATCATTTTCTTATCGCTATATATTCGTAATCAAAATCAGCGTGTCTCTTTTGTGTTAATAACAATAGCCCTGCTTCCGCAACATTAAGGACTGACTTTCCTAATTTTTTGACTCTGTCACGGTCAGCAGTTGGTGCTATTGGTTGTAGATAGGGATCACACAGATATCCTCTGTAGTATGTTATCCTATCTCCTTTTTTGGCTTTTTGTAACCAAGTGTTAAATGCTTTCTGGCTTATCATATTTACTTTCTTTTAGTGAGTAGGGGGGTTCTTTGACTACCCCCAACCTTTTCCCGACAAGTCAACATTTTCTGATGTTAACTAGTACTTCAGTACCACCCTTGGACCCTTCAGTCAGTTGACCCTATCGTTCCTCAAGTGTGCCTTACTACCTTGTTACAGTTGTTCAGCCATACTCCGAGAATGTTGCACCATCCTCATTTAATGTTCTTATAACATTCTTACCAAAACATTTCAAGAACTTTATTTCGCAGTTTTCTGCCGCAA